CGCGAAAGCACGCATACGTCACTTGGGAGAGCTAACTCCTTAATAAATAGGCTAATCCCGGGACTTTCCACCCCGAAGACACCGTTGCATAGGGTTTTACCCGCACGGTTGTATATGTCCAAATGGCAACGCAAGGACAAGGAGAAGGAGAAGAACCCCGGGATAGGACATGGTGGACAAACACGCTATGGTTCCATAGATCCACAGGAAGGTACCTCCTCTCCGCCCCCACCCAGCTCGAAGGGTGGGAGCGGTGCGTCATCCGCACCCCGGCTACGCAAAGGCTCGGTGCGAGATGGAAAGGTTGTCTGGCAACCCAAAGGAAACCAGGCGCGACCGCCAAGGGCGGCTGGCGCGGACGCAAAGCTAACAGCGGCGTTCAATGATCTGCAGGCGCAAGAGAAAGGCACTAGAGATGCCCTTGCGGAGATTTCTGCAGACAAGGATGTGGCCGAGAAGGCCAACATCAGCCTGAGGCGTGAATTGCAAGAGAACACGTTGAAACTCGAGGCTTTTGAAACGAGCATGCAAGCGGAGCACCGTAAATGGGCTCAGAACTTCGTTGCTACGTGGGAAGAGGATGCGCCTAAGTCTTATCTGTACTTATATGCGCTGATTCCAGCCCTGCTCTTTTGGGCGCTCATTCTCTGGGTCAATCTTGATGATTGCCTGGCTGATCTCGAATGGGTGATAAATCATGATGATGCACGCTTACAATTAGCGTTGCTCCTCCAGTATGTGTACTGTCATGTCACTTGGTGGATTATCAACAGATATCTTACGTCGTGCGGGAAGCGGAATCTCTTCTCCCCCCGCATAAAACATGAATACCGGATGGTGAGTTTGACGAACTACACACATAGTGATTTGAGAGCGGACTCAATGTCTATGACCGATATTAAGCACGCGAACGCAATTTACGGGCTTGTTGAGTATGCTGTTAGGCTTAACGGTAGACTAATCAACAAAGATGTTTGGGGTGAACTCACACATCAGTCCGGCCAGATGCTCATATCTATGGAGCTGCTGGCCCAATTGTCGACGCCAACCTGCATGCAGTCTACGGACGAGAAAACAACACAAGCAAGGTTGCAATCATTCGCAAAATCCAGTCACACGACCAACATTGATGCGTACTTAAGTTGGAAGTTGCATGACGTGGTCGGAAATACCGTGACGGTCGCGCTCGGCATCTGGAAAGATCGCCTTGAACACCGAGTCGGGTATTTCCCTGCCACCCTAGCTTGAAAGGTGGTCAAAGGTGGTTTCTGGGAGGGTACCGATATGGAGAGTCTAAGCAAGATCCGCTTAAGGAAATAAAGCAGGATGCTCGAATTTCGGTACCGCGGAAGGTCGCGCTTAATATGCGACCGACCGTTGGGGTTAGTCTGGGATGTCATGTGGCAGGCGCTGCCTGCCCACACCCGGACCCCCACGATCCCGATACCACTATAGCTGGGGTGAGGAAGAGGTTTGCAATAAAACCGCCTGACGCTGATGACAAGACACTGAGGAAGTTCAGTCGTTTTGTTCATCGTTGGGTCCGGAACAAT